CTTGGTCGTCGAGAACTGCTATCACTTCGTCGAGAAACAAAGTGTTTATTTGTGAGCTAGAAATACTACTCATTAACTTGCGAATAGCAAGTAGAGTAGCAGTATTAACTCTTGCAAGTTCACCACTTGACAAAGCTAGAATATCTACTATGTTTGCATTGTCTGTTATCTGTACATTTAGTTTATCATTTGTTACTACAAACTCCAAGCTAAAGCGACCATCAGACAGTTCTGCCAAATACTCATTTGTAAGATCCTCTAGGTCTTTCACTAGGTTCTCTATCTTATACGCAAGTAGTCCATTTGTACTAAATGCTTTTTTAAGTATTTCTAAATGGGCAGCGGTTTCTTCAATCTTGCCCAAAGCCGTGACAACTTCTTCAAGTTCGCTCTCGAAGTTAGCTGTCTGTTCTTGTATAATATCTAATCTTGTATTATGTCTTTCTGCAACCATATTGTCAGCCGCAATTTTTTCTATATCTCGTTTAACTTGCGTTATGCGAGAAGAAATTTCGTCAATTTTGGAAGATAGCTCATCACCGTCTAAAATTTGAGAGGGTAGAGCCGTGTCCAAGTCACGAATGTAATCTTCGTACTGTCGTTGTTGGCTTTTCTGAATCACTACATTCTTGTTATGAGCCTTAGCTTCTGCAATTTTCTCTTTGAGTACTACTATATTATTACTTGCATTCGTATGTGCATTAAGGTAATCTATATTAAGTTCCTCTAACTTCTCTCCGTCTATCTCTTGCTCACAAGTTGGACACTTATCGTAAAGTGTATCAATTTTATCCATGTGCGCCTGAGCTTCAGCCAACTTGGAACTAAATGTTCCTTGTTGCTGCAGCATGGCGGTCAACGATACTTCTTCACCTACAGGCTTACGAAGGTCGCTGGATTCTAGGTCGGCTAGATTCTCTCGAATGAAATTGTTATCTATAATTTTTTTATTTGTTTCAGAGATTTTTTCAAAATCGTATCGTAAAGAACCTAATTGTTGTTCATCACTTTCTGATATTTTTGGCAGATTTAATATAGGAAGTATATTGATACTCTCCAATTTATTTTCTTCTAACCATTTTACTATTGTATCACACTTGCTGTTTAAGCCGTTTATCTCTAGGGATAGTTCTCTCGAGACTTCCTTAAAGATATCAAAGAATTCCACATACTCCTCTAGCTTTAGCAGATCAATAAGAAACTTTTTTCTGTTTGTATCTGTTGCAGTTAGAAACTGTAGTGATGTATTCGTATTCTGATATACAAGTTGGGTAAATGTTTTGAAATCTAACCCAAGTAGATTTTGTACTGTGTTGTAAGTATTCGTTGCTGTATGACTTGATATATCCTCTCCAGCTTTATAAAGTTTACACTTTATACTAGCCTTTCGAGTTACGTCAATTTCATACTCTATATCATCAACTGCAAAGATAAGATTAATCCAGTAGCCGTTATTAATAAAACGGTTTTGTATTTCCTGTTTCTTTATTCCCTTACTGTTTTTATTAAAGAGTACTTCTTCAATAATAAGTGGTATGGAAGACTTGCCCATGCCATTTGTCCCAACAAGTTGGGTAAGATTACTGTCATTAAGATCAAGAATATTTCCTTTACCATAACTAAAACAGTTATCCCATTGTAGAGTTTTTAGCGTAATCATTAAACACTCCCATAATGTTGTGTATTTTGTCGTCTGTTAAATTAAGTATAGCACTCAGATACTCCACAAGTTCTTCTTCCATTGTCATCTCCTTGAGATTCAATGTAGATTCTGAACTTCGTTTTATTACTTTCTTATCAAGCAATTCGGAGTTCTTAACTGTAGCAAGGTCTGCCACATCTCCTTCAATCTCGTAGATAGTATGATGAAATTCTGTTGGTACCATATCGTTGGGGTCTGTTACAGTTCGTCGTAACAGTTGGGGGAGGTCAAACTTATGCCAAGTCCATGGCGGAAGATGCTTATCCCTATGCTCATCTATTAAAAGGTACCCTGTCTCGACTGTGTTCCTGTGAAAGGAGGTAGTCATTGGTGAGCCAGGATAAACGATATTTCGTTGTGTGTTTGAGTGACTATGTAAATCCCCTGCATAAACTACAGGGAATGCGTCGAATCGAGAGAGATCAACTTCTGGTGTTACATGAGGTGGTATTTCACCACGCACATGAGTATACAGAGGTTTGTTGGGATTACATCCTTCTATAGCGCCCTTCATGTGAAGGTCTACATAAGGAAGTATAGTACCCCAATCAAACTCTGTAGTCTCGTCAATTATAATGACAAGAGGGTTAACATCTTGAGTTGCTCTCTTTAGATTTGAAAAGAAAGTCTTATATTTTTTAGTAGCTTCATGGTTCCCGTCATAAATATATGTTGGGATAGTAACTCCTCTGACAAAGTCAAAGTAAAGAGTTAGTTCGTCCATTGAAGGTACTCTGTCAAATAAGTCTCCGCCGATAATGTGCATATCTACTTGTCTTTCTAGGTCATAGACCATCTCGAAAAACATTTCAAATCTTGCACACGCCCACGGAAGTGGCACATTCTTTTGTCCTAGCTTTAAATGCCAGTCTGCCGTAAATAAAATCATGCTACGAAGTCATCTCCAGCCTGCCATGAGCATCCTGTTAATCCACCAGACTGTAAAGCCTGTAGTGTTCGTAAAATTTCATTTGCATTTCTTCCTGTATCTAATGCATTTACTGATACATGCTGAACTATACCTTCGGGGTCGATAATATATGTTGCCCTATAGTGTACTCCATTATCTTCGTCTACTATTCCTAGTTTATTACCTAGTTTGAGACCTGAGTCTGCGCAAAGAACATGCTGGATATTAGTAATATCAAGATTTTGTTTCTTCCACGCAAGTTTACAGAATTCGTTATCTCCACTAACACCGATAACATCAGCGTCATCTACAAGATAATCCATATCTTTGATCTCTGTCGGGCAAATAAAAGTAAAGTCTTTTGGGTAAAAGTACATTACTGTCCACTCGTTTAGTAGTATATCTACATCAACAATATCATTTGTATCATTGACTCCTTGCATACTAAAACTTGGAAATTTATTTCCTACTGATATCATAATACTCTCCTTAAGTAATACTAAATTCGTTAGCTACTTCATCAGGCGTATCTGTTCCAGAAGGTGTTGTAACTCTCTGTAAGAGTTCTAATTGAGCGTCGCCTGTAGGTCTAGGTAAGACATCATCCATTGACTTGAGTTCGGCAATAGCTGTCATCTCATCTTCGGTTAATGGTCTAACTTTGCACTTCAGAGCTTGTAGTCTGTACTCGACATTAAATGCCATTGGTCCAGTCTTGACTCTTTGGAAACAAATGTCCCATCCTGTTTCTGGATCAGTAGGATCGCCTAAATCTTCTGCAGCAACCATGATTTGTTCCCATAGTTTTTTCTTTAGATTTACTACTTTTACTGCTCCATCAGTTGAGTCGATACACTGGAGTGCATATGCCCAACCACATTTAAGATCTGGAAAGAAGTCTCTCACATGATCTTTTTCCAAGTTATTAAATGTTTCTGTCTCTCTATCGAAAGCTAGACACTCCATAGGAATGTTTTTAGCGTTCTCGCCTTTGATCCAGTATACATATCTTGGTAAAATATCACCTACTAAACGGAATTTGTTATCCCCTTCAATATACTGATATTGATTAATTTTATTCTTTTGGGCTTCGCCCTTGACTTGATTAAATTTTATAGCCATTTTTTATTTTCTCCATTTTGCGTTATCCTCAAACTTGAAATGTATTCTGCCATCTTTCATTTGAAGAAGTCTGTTGTCGTTAATTATTTCCTCCATTATAGGCAAGTGAATCAACTGTAAAGTTGTATCACCAGTTGCATTGTAATGGTGGTAGTTGCGGTAGGAAGCTATGTTTACATAAACAGCTGCTTCCAAATTACTGTAGTTGCGTCTTTCGACTAATAGCTGTTTTGGGTTTAGCAAAAAGCTATTCCCATAAAAACTTCTGCCGTAGTATTTGTAGGTTTTATCCTTGTAACTAGATGGCACAGGTTTATGGGTTAGAATATGGACAATGGTCATAACAGATGCGGGGTCGCCTTCGGTTACTGACATTATCTTGTTCATATCATATTTTATCATTATATTATATCAAATTTTTATGCTCTTGTCAAGCATTATTTTTCTATGGTCTTTATAAGGTCGAGATATCATATCCCTGCTTTATATAGTAGCCAGTTCTTGCCGTAGCTTGTCGACTAGCTGTTTTACCTATTAGGTTTATATCCACTATTGTAGGTTGTATTTTGTCAGGGTATTCTCTTATCACCCTGCCAATCAACTGTGTAAGTAGTGGCTCGTTGTTTACTGGAGTTCCAAGTATTAAGCAACTAAGAATATCTAGTGAGATGCCTTCAGAGAAAATACTCTGAGTACCATACAGGATGTCTTTGTCCTCAAATATTTGTTTCATTATATCTGCTCTTTCTTCGTGTGGTATATCTCCAGTCACACAAACTGAGTTATCTCCAGTAAGCCTGTTACAGCTTTTTAGGAAGTCTACTCGATCAGACACTACTAATACCTTATGACCTTTTGCTGCATACGATGCTGCCGTCATAGCCACAGAATGTTGATACTCTGGGTTGTAAGCCAGCTCATTCACTCTATTAGCCCAAGGGATAGAGTTACCATCCATGAACCGTATCGGTAGTCTTAGGATATGTATTTTAGGTATAATATAATTTTCCTTTGGTGGTTGAAAGATGTTGTCTCCAAAGTAATCTCTGAACACAACGTGTTTACCATCTTTTCTTTGTAGTGTACCAGACAGTCCGATCTTATACCTAGCACAATTTTTATCTATAATTCTTGCAAAGGTTGGACTACTAACATGATGCATCTCATCTAGTATAATAGTTCCAAACTCTTGTCGTATTAGCTCGATCTTTCGGTACAAACTCTGTACATTCCCTACTACTATTGGAGCATCTATATCAAATTTTCCACTACCAATAATGCCTGGCTCAAATCCAAATACTTTTTTACATTCAGTTTCCCACTGCTTTCTTAAAGTTAAAGTATGTGTAACTACTAATGTTTTCTGTCCTAGTTTGCCAGCTATTGCCAAAGCCGTAAATGTCTTACCCCAGCTTACCCAAGCGTTAATTATACTACTGTCTTCAATTTCATCATAAACCTTTTGCTGGCTTGGTCGTAGTTCAAACTTGAACGGGGGAAACTCTACGGGTTTCAGGGTTCTCTTATCTTTTATTTCGTGGTCTTCTGGGATTAAATCCTCTCTACCCGCTGGAATAGATATCATTCCTTGTTTAATCATTGCCATGTTCTTTATAATGAATGGCGGATCTCCGTACTTGAATGAAGGAATAGCGTATGTTAACTCACTATCAATTTTCTTTTGGGTATGCGGAAGCACCTCCAAGTAT